TTGACCTCGTTGCCGTGGCGCCTTGCGACCGCGTCAAAGACGACGACGTCACCGGGCCAGGCGCTGATCGAACGGCGCCGGTCGTGACCTTCCTCGATGAACACCGAGCAGGTGCCCGAGGCCCTGGTCAGCGGCACCCACAGGTTTATCTCACCGGCCGGATGGCCGTAGTCGCCGTCGCTGTGATAGGCGCCGACCGCGACGTTCTGCGGCAGATGCACCCGAAAGGTCGGGATCGCCTGGAAATAGAAGGGCTCGGACAGCTGCGCCGCCACAAAGCTCATAACAAAATGGTGATAGAGCGGAGCCCAGACCTCGCGTCCGGCATAAAAGCGCTGGTGCCACTTGGTCTTGTTGTCGGTCTCGCGCGAGTGCACCGGTAGCTCGTCGTCGCGCAGCACCGACAAGTCCTTTTCGCCGAGCAGTTCGGTGATCAGCCGAGGGAACGGGTACTCGGCGAGCGAGTAGTGCAGCACCGAGTAAAGGGTGTCAGGGGTGATCGTCATATCTTCCCCTGCGCTTTCGCGTACATCATCTGCAGCAACTGCGGGTACTCGACCCGGCTGGTGACGTACTCATTGAACAGCGCGATGCGTTCGCCGAGCTGCCGCAGGTCGAGCACGCGCGGGAAATTCCAGATGCCGTGAAAGCCAAAGCTCGGTGCGGTCCGCTCCCATCCGGTGCGCTCGCGCGAGAAGCGGTAAGCGACCTCATCGGGCGCGAACAGCAGATCGCCGCGCAGCAGTGGCCGATACTTCCGGCAGATGGCGTCGTCGACTGGCAGGCGCAGCGGAAACCTGTCGCGGTTCTCGGCGAGGTAGAGACCGAGCCGCTTGCTGCGCAATGAGAAGCCGGCGTTGCCGACATTGCGCCCATCGGTGTACCACCAGGGTGCGCCGATGTAGTCGTAGCCGAGAAACTCGTCGGACCACGCTGCCGGATCGATGATCCAACTGTCCCACTGGATCATCAGGTAATGACTGGTCTTGACCAGTGGCGGCACGTCGTACCAGCTGGCGTGATCCCAAGCGAGCACGCTGCCGATCGGACCAACGTCGCGAATGATGCCGCCAAACTCCGCGACCGCGAGGCAATCGCGCACCGCCGCCTCTTGCAGCTCGGCGAGCGGGCCCTGGTCGATCGCAACCAGGGTGACGTCAGGCAGATGAAGCATCAGAATGCCGCATCGCCTTGGCAGACGTGGAGGCGCAAATGGCGAGTGATCATTTGGAAAACCCCCTATGAGTGAAACCGATGGATAGCACTCGGCTGTGGCTGCCCGGCATGATGGACCGCATCGCCGCGGTCGCGGCGCAAGGGCTCAACGTCTGGGCCTATGAGGTCAGCGCGTCAAAGCTGCGCCAGGTCATTCGCGACAGCCCCGGCAGCGACGAGCTGAAGCGTCGGTTGATCGCCTATCTGAACCGGCGGGTCATCAAAGACCGAGCGACGGTCAAATGCGTGCTGCTCGGTCACGCATTGGCTCAGTTTGCCGAGACGACGGATGACGAGGATGTGCTCGCGATCAACCGCAACCTCGTCGATCTGAGCAAGCTTCCCTACGTCATCGCCAACGGTAGAAGGGTGTCGTGATGGCCTGGAAGAATGCCTCGGCATCGCCGTGGAATGCGCTGGTGTGCCGCCGCCGCTGGGGCGATATCAACCTGGTCACCGAAACGAGCAGTCAAATGGACACCTTTTATTTTTCCCCCTACGAGCTGCACGTCCTCCTGCTCATCGAGACCGTGCAAGCTTGCGCGCTGGTCTGGGTCATTCGCGAACTTCGCCGCACCCGCCATGTCGGCGCTAATCAGCAAGCGGTGTTGCGCCGCACCCTAAACCGCATCGGGTTGGGTCGAACGCCTGCTGAGTAGGTACGAGGGCTATGACGATGCCGACCAAGGACCGGGGCCAGCGAGCGCGCGGGAAGATGCCGCCGTGGGGATGGTTTCTCTTGGCCGCAGCAACAATGCTCTGGGTCTTTGCTATGGCAGACCGGCTCGGAATGGGGTGGACCGGGCTGTAAACGAGACCCAGGTCGGGGTGCTCGGCGTTAGGGCACCAGGATGCGAACCGGGATCACCGCGCCGCCCTGACCGTGGTCGATATCGATGTCGCTGATCGCCTTGACCGTGGCGCCGTCGATGTAGACGGCCTGCACCAGCCCGCCGAGTGTCAGCGTCTGATGCACCGGGTTGTCGGGCGCAAACGCCGCCTCGACCGTGTCGATCAGCGGGTTGAGGATCTCGGCACCGGGCGTGTAGGTGTCGTTGTTGTAGTAGACGATGATCAGCCAGACTTCCCACCAGCGCTTGCGCAACCCGAGCTCGCCGCCCTCGGTCTTCTCGGGCTGCTCCCAGGTCATCAGACACGGGCAGTTGATCGCCTCGACGGCGGAAGGGCGAGTGTAGCGGCGGGTCGTCACAACAAAGCCCGGCAAGCCGTCGACCAGGTTGAAGACCGCCGAGAAGACCTGCTCGCGGGTCGGAGGACACGTCGCCATCGTAACCCTCCGCTAGGCGGCGACCGCGGAGGCGCCGGCAACGGCCTCTTCAAACACTCGCCGGATGTCGGCTTCGCGCTGCTCGAGCGCGCTGCGCAGGTAGGAGCGCTCCGGAATAACCACGTCGTGCGCTGCGGCATGCTTGGCGAAAACCTCGTCACCCGCCTTGCTGATCCAATGCAGCGCCTGGGCCTGGACCGGGAAAATATCCGGCAGGTGAACCGTGCCGCCGTACTCGTGGATCCGCGCGTAGGGTGTGCCGCCGGCGCTGACTTCGCCGGTGACCTCGTCGCCGCTGCGGGTCACCCGGACCGAGATGTCGGCGACCCTCCCGGAGCCCTTGAAAAGGCTCCGCATATTGGTGCGCGCCTGCGTGGCGACGAGCTCGGCCGCGCCGCGTGCCGCCAGGTTCATCCGATGCCGGATGTCTGGCGAGGCCCGGGACATGCGCTGGAGGAGCTCATCGAGACCCTGCCACTCGGCGGTGAAGCTCATTTAGGCACCTCGGGACCAAAAAGGATCGCCTCGACCAAGCCGCAGATCGCGTGCGCCGCGACCAGGTGGAGCTGCTGCACCAGCGGGGTTTTCGCGGACGGGGCGACGATCGTGAGGGAACAGGCGTCGGCCAGCGGGCCGCCCGGGCGCCCGGTCATCGCGATGATCGGGATGCGGCCCAAGCGCTGCGCGGCCTCGACCGCCCGCAAAACATTCTTCGACTTGCCCGAGGTCGAGATCGCCACCAAGACCGTGCACGGGCGCACCAGCGCGATCAGCTGGCGCTCGAAGACGTGCGCGAAGCCATAGTCATTGGCGATCGCGGTCAGGCTCGCGACATCGGCACCGAGGGCGATCGCCGGAAGCGGTGCGCGGTCGCGCGCGAACCGCCCGACCAGCTCGGCGGCGAAATGCTGCGCCTGCGCGGCGCTGCCGCCATTACCGGCGATCAGGATCTGGCCGCCTTCTCTGAGCGACTCGGCAATGATCCGGGCGCTGACTCCGATCGCCTGGATCAACACTTGGTCGCCGATCGCCGCCTCGATCACGTCATGCGATTGGTAGAGAAACTCGCAAACCGGTGTGCGCAGCGACAGTTCTTCGAGCGTCGTCATCAGAGACCACTCTCGAGCCGCCGCCGTTCGGCCTGCAGCTTGGGATGCTGCCAGCATCGCCACTCGGGCTGGACCTCCGGCCAGAAGCTGGTGACGCCGAGGACCACGACTTCGGGCTTAGGCGGGATCCGAGCGCCGGCGGCGGTGAGCACCGGCGTGTTTTGCTGCGGCTGCTGAACGATGACCGCAGCCTGAGCCTTCACCGCGCTTTCGTGGCAGTAGAGCTTGCCGTCGTCCTTGTCGGTCTCGGCAAACGGGCAATTGGCACAGCGCGGTAGTGCGCGGATCTCGTGCTCTTGCAGCGGTGCGTCCGGCACATGGCTGACGAAGTTGGCGGACAACAATCAGAACCCCCTTGGCATTGGCGAGACTGGAACGACCGACTTGAACTGCTCGAGGTCCCGCTTCATCCAGGGGTTCATATCCTTTTGGCTGTAGGTAACCCCGTCGCCGGCGGCGGTGCCGATGTGGTCGGCGACCACACCCGGGTGCTGGCGTTCCATCC